GTGGAATACCACAAGGTGATGGTGGATTTAGAACAATGAATTTTGGACAAGGTGATATGGGTTCAATTGTAGGTGGAACTGCATTAGCTGAAAAAATGGGGTATGGTGATATGGCTAAAGGTCCTCAACCAACTGGATTGGGTGTAAACACTGGAGTTGCTGAAATAGATAAAGCTTTAAATAGAGATTACTCAGAACTTGTAAAAAGATTTAAAAAGTAATAATGGCAATAGTATTAGGTAGTAAAATTGTAAAAGATACTGAAAAGTATCAAGACTATGCGATAGGTATATCATTGCCAATTCAAATAGGAAATACTGCTTTTAATCAAACATTTACTACAAGTGAGCAAATAAAATATAATATAAAGAATTTGTTACTTACAAAAAAAGGTGAACGTATAATGCAGCCTGAGTTCGGAAGCGGACTTCAAGAATTATTATTTGATTTTAATGATTCTACACTTGCAACTAAAATAGAAAGTGTGATTGTTGAATCTGTGGATACTTGGTTACCATATGTTACAATTCAACAAATAGATGTTGAAAGTAGTAATTTAGATAAAGATAACAATACAGTTGGAATATCTATTACTTTTAATATCTTAAATAATCCTGATTTAAACGTAGTGACCTTTAGAGTTTAAGGTTTAATAAAATAATATATGGGAATAACTATAACAAATAAGAACTTTAAAAATAAAGGAAAGGATATAAAATATCTTAATAAGGACTTTGTTGGATTTAGAAATAATTTAGTAGAATTTGCTAAAACTTATTTTCCAAAAACTTATTCCGATTTTAGTGAATCTTCTCCTGGTATGATGTTTATTGAAATGGCATCTTATATTGGTGATTCTCTTTCATACTATATTGATGATACTATGAAAGAATCGTTAATGACTTACGCTGAAGATATTCAGAGTGTAATAGCATTATCACAATATTTGGGATATAAACCAAAAGTATCATCACCTGCAGTAACTACATTGAGTGTTTATCAATTAGTTCCATCTATTGGAGTTGGTACAAATAACATACCTGATTCAAAATATTATTTAAAAATTAAAGAAGGACTTACTACAAAATCATTAAAAGATTCAATTACATTTAGAACAACCGATGTTGTTGATTTTAATGATGTAAATGGTAGAGAGATAACTGTGTATCAACGTGATTCAACGACAGGTGAACCTACATTTTATTTAGTTAAAAAGTATGTAGAAGTAATATCTGGCGATTTGCAAGAAATGGAAATGACATTTGATACATATACTCCGTTTCAAAAGATAAATCTGCGTGAAACTGATGTTATTCAAATAATTGATGTAAGAGACTCTAATAATAATAAATGGTACGAAGTCCCGTATCTAGCACAAGAAATGGTATTTACTGATTATCAAAATACAGAAGCTAATGATCCTGATTTATATCAATTCAAATCAACTGTACCATATGTATTAAAGACAATAAAAACACCTAGAAGATTTGTAGTTAAAGTGAATGATGATAGTACAACAACACTACAATTTGGTGCAGGTGATGCAACTGCTAGTGATGAACAATTAATTCCAAATCTTAAAAATGTTGGATTGGGATTACCCAATTCTATTAGTAGATTGGAAGAATCATTTGACCCAACAAACTTCTTAAAAACAAAAACATACGGAACATCCCCAGCAAATACTACAATTACTGTTAAGTATTTAACTGGTGGTGGTGTTAAGTCAAATATAGCACAAGGACAATTAACTAAAATTAATAAAATAGAATTTGAGCAAGATACACGTACATTCAATAACACAGAATTAGCAATATATAATGCAACTAAAAATTCTGTTGCTATTGATAACGAAGTAACTGCTACTGGTGGTAGAAGTGGTGAGAGTTTAGAAGAAATTAGACAAAATTCATTAGCATACTTTGGTTCTCAAAATAGAGCAGTTACTGCAAAAGATTATCAAGTAAGAGCGTTATCAATGCCACAAAAATTTGGAGCAGTTGCAAAAGTTTACGCTGTAACTGATGGAACATTAGATAATAATTCACCATCATCAATCTTATCATCACCAAATAATTTGCAAGAATTTACTGACTTAGTAATGAGTTTTGTAAATAAGCCTGATAGTATGGAGCCAGATGTTAAAACAGTACAAGAGGATATTAATAAATTTTTAATTGGCAAAACTTCAAATGAAAATGGAAAAAACAATCCATTTGCAATTAATCTTTATTTGTTAGGATATGATAATAATGGATACCTTACTAATTTAAATAGAGCGGTAAAAGAAAATCTTAAAACATATTTAAACGAATATAGAATGATGACTGATGGTATTAATATAAACGATGGGTTTATAATTAATATAGGATTAGAATTTGAAATAGCAGTATATCAAAGTTATAATAAAAGTGAGGTATTGGCAAAAGTTATTTCTGAATTAAAAGATTATTTTAATATAGAAAATTGGACATTCAATCAAACAATAAATTTGAGTGAAGTTGAATTATTAATAGCTAATGTGGAAGGTGTATCATCAGTACCTTCTCTACAAATAGTAAATAAATGCGGAGGAAACTATTCTCCAAATTCATATAATATAGATGCGGCAACTAAAAGTAAAATTGTATATCCATCATTAGACCCATCAGTTTTCGAAATAAAGTTTCCAGACACAGACATTAAAGGTAGAGTAAGATAATGGCATACTATTTTTTAACAGCATCAAAAGATGCATCGGTTTATTTACAACAGCCAAATCAAAATACTGGTTTAGATGAGGTATTGGAAATAAGTAAAGTTTATTATGGAAATATAAAAGATATATCTAGAGCATTAATTAAATTTGATGTTGGATATCTTTCATCCTCAATAGTATCAAATGATATTAATTTGGAAGAAGCTACTTTAATTTTAAAAGAAACTCAAAGTGAGGAAATACCTTTAGAATATACAATATATGCATATCCAATTTCTCAAAGTTGGGAAATGGGTAAAGGTACTCGTTTTGATAATGTATCAACTACTGGGGTAACTTGGAATTATAGAGAGGGAGATACTAAATTAGATTGGTTAGAAAATTCTTTAGAAGTTGGTTCTGATTCAAATCCTAATAATGGAACTGGTGGAACTTGGTATTTGGCTAGTGGTTCTACTCAATCATTTAATTATCAAACATCGGATATACAAATGAATGTAAATTTTGTGTTGCGTGCTTGGATGAGTGGGTCTATACCTAATAATGGAATTATATTAAAGTATTCTGATGCAAAAGAAAATAATACAGAAGATTACGGAATAATACGATTATTTAGTAAAGAAACACATACGATATATCAACCAAAAATAAGAATTGGTTGGGATGACCAATCATATGTAACTGGTTCATTAAATGCATTAACCGCACAAGATATTAAAATTGGAATAACTAATTTTAAAAAAGAATATAAATTAGATAGTACTCCTAAGTTAAGAATTTTTGCTAGAGAATTATATCCTGTAAAAACTTTTACAAATACGTTTTCTTATAATTCTGCAAAATATTTACCATTAACATCGTATTATCAAATTAAAGACTTCGCATCAGATGATGTTATTATTCCATTTTCAGATTATTCTAAAATTAGTTGTGATGGTGATGGTAACTATATTAAGTTAAATTTATCCAATTGGGAAGCTGATAGAGTTTATAAAATAGAGTTTAAAGTTGAAACGGATGGTGGTGTTCAATATTTTGATGATGATATAACATTTAGTATTGTAAAAAAATAAAATGGCAAAAACAGGTTTACAAAACGAACAATTAATTAGCGAACTTATATTAAGTGGTTCTGCAATAATAAAAACTAAAAATGAATATGGTGTTCATATTTTTAGTGGATCTGTTGCTGATGATGGTGTTATATCTGGTAAATTAACAAAACCAAAATATAATGTAGATGAGGTTTTAAAATCCTTAGATACAAATATTGTGGAGTTGATACCAATAGAAGCACCTGAATTACCACCAACAATATTGTTATCTGCTTATGATGATGCAAACAGTTTAATAGCAGAATTAACTTCTCAAATAGAATATTTAAATAAAGCTGTATTAGAATCAAATTCAAAAGTTAGAGAGTTAGAAATAATTTCTCAAAGTTTATTAATAGAATTAGATTCTAAAGATTTACTTTTGGCAGTATCACAAAATCAAACACAACAAGCAACAAGCAAAGTACAAAGTTCAGTAGTAGATTTACAAAACTCTATACAAAAAGCAACAGCTGAATCAATTCAACGAGTTTCTTTATTTGCTAGAAATGATTTATTAGATAAACAAATTATAGCATTAAATGAACAATTAGGTAATGCACAGGGACAAATTATAAATTTGAATAATACAATAAACCAATTGAATATTCAACTTAATAACGCATCGGCACAGGCTAACCAAGCACAAACACAAGCTGCAGCTGCAAATACAGCAGCTGTACAACAAAGTAAGAAGAAGAAAATCATTTGTAACGAATTATACAATCAAGGTTTCTTACCTCAACACATTTGGAACGCCGATGAAATTTATGGTGAGATGATGTATGAGAAAGACCCTCGTTTGGTATTAGGATATATGATGTGGGCTAGAAATGTAGTTAAATACATGAAAGCTAAACCACAAAATACTAAGTGGATTTATATGATGGTAAAACCTTGGACCGAGCATATGGCTTATGAAGTGGGTACATTACCAAAAGATAATTGGATAGGTAAACTTATTCATACTGTAGGAAAACAATATTGTTACTATGTATATGATAAGCAAATGAGTAAAAGAAACAAGTTGTCATGGCAATAAAAACATTTAAGGAAATATTAAATAACAGAGGATATAGAATATCTGCAAAAGATAGACAAATTTTTGAATCTGGAAATTTAGAATCATTTTTTGGATTTAGTAATTCAGATGCCATCGAATTTATTGTATATGATGTTGATGATAATCAGCTTCCACAAAAAGATGGTATTATGGTAAGGTATATACCATTATCATCGGAAAATATAAAAGATTACTTTTTAGTAGCTGAAGGAACTATGTTTCAACAAAACAAATTTCCAAAAGAATATTTTATAGATGCTGAAAGATTGTTAAGAGAAGCTGGATATAATAATGGTATTTTTAAAACTCAAATAACTTTATTAAATAAAAGAGTTGGTAGTGATTCTACATTTGATAAATTGTGGATATCTGAAATATCACCATCTAGAACTGAAGTTAGATTATTGCCATTGAATAACGGAATAGATTTAAATCCTAAGTTGGTAGAAAGATATCAATTGTTTATAAAAAATGGAGATTTTAGAGATGATACAATTCAAGAAGCAATTCCATTTATTCAAAAAGTAAAATCAAACGAAGTAGATTCATTTATAAAAGCAAAGTATTCGGAAAAGTGGTTTAATAAATTAAAAACAGAATTTAAAATACCTCAATTTGATTCATTTGCAACAAAATTGCATGAAAAATTTATTCAAGCGTGTACATATGAATTTACAAATAGAATATCTGATATTCGTGATAACAATTATGGTAAACCAAACGTAACGGCTCCAAAAACAGAATTATCCAGAACGCAAATAGAAGAAATTTGTAAAAAAATATTAGTACAATGTATAGATTATTATTTACCTAAACAAGATATTAAATCTACTACAACATTTGATTCTGGATTAGATTCTAGTATGGATGAAGTTGGTACTATATTACAAAGATTGGAAGAAAATACATTGGTAGATACTACAACTCCTATTGTTAAGTTTGCAGAAATTATAAAACCTGTTCAGACAGAGAAACAATTAAAATTGGAAGAAGAAATTAGAAAAGAATTACCAGTTGAAAAAGAACCAATTAAAATAGTAATAGTAACTCCAGATGCTGAACCTGATTATATACCGCCGCCTCCACCAGAACCACCTGTTTATAGCGGTGGATATTCTGGCGGAGGCGGCGGCGGTAGCATCTACCGAGAATATGATACATTGGATAGACAAAATTTAGCAGATGGTGGTATGGGTAGAGAAAGAATAGAATATACATAATATAAAAGTGAATAAATGAGAGCAGTAGATGAACAAGCATTTGATTATGGGTAT